TTCATCGTGGCGATTTGGTTGAAAGTCATTGTCGTGCTCCTTGTTAAAAGTTGTCGTTTCCCTCACCGACAGGCAGATAGTACCACTCTACTTGTAAAAGTGCAAGTGGGAAATCATTAAAAACGAGAAAAAAAAGAAGGCGAGCGGGTTCTCAATCTTCTTTCTCGATTCGCACGCCAACGAAATTTCCCGACGGGCCAATCTGCCAAACAGGATGTGAAAGCTTGTAAACTTGCCCGTCTTTTTCAAATCGGTTGTCGTCTACCCACGGCGACAAGACCGTAAAACCGTTTTCAATTAACACCTGCTCCGCCTGTGGCGTGTTGCTCTTAGGTTTAATGATTTGCACTGACATGATCTCTCCATTAAGGCGAGCGGGGCAGGCTCGCGGACGGTGGTTAGATTGCGCTGGTTAGCTATTAACCAGCGCAATCACTTCCAAATAGCTGCGAACTTGATGCTCGCCGTTGTTGTCGAGGCAGTACCCCGTTTCTGAGTTGAGAGACGAGCCAGTAGCATCCGGCAATGCTTGAATGCCGACGATTACGATGCCAAGAGCAGCCAAAGCTTTAATGCGCTTTGCGCCAAAGTGGGAAACAGCGATTTGATGAGCGGCAGTGTTTGCCATAAGAAACCTCCTTGGTTCGTCGTTGGCGTGATTGCCAACCGACAGGCAGATAGTATCGCAACACTTGCAAAAGTGCAAGTGTAAAATTATTAAAACACGAAAAAAGTTTTCGCTCTGCTCCAGCGTCCACTCACTGTTCTAAATATTTCTTGCACAAAAAATAACAGGCTGGGCTATAATGTACACGGTGCCCCGAATAGGTGTATGGCTCAACAAGCGAAGCTAGTAAAGTCGCTGGCAGGGATTTCCCGGCAAGACATCACGCCGGATGTTATTCGTGCGTCAGCAGCCAAGCAGCGCCGTCTGATTGACTCCATCCGCCGCACGCTTGGGGCAGCAGAGCAGCAATTATCCGAATTATTGCAGGAAGCTGCGCGGCTTGAATCGCTCGAACGCGCAGCAGACAATTAAATAGGTTTCGGCTGATTTAATTCAGTGACGCGCCACCATAGGGCTTCCCGGATTCGTCCCGGAAGTTACTCGGTGGCGCTTTTTGTTTATGGACGGATTCTGCTTTTGCGCTGACCCGATGTGCTCACGACGGCGGGCGTTGCAAGCGGGAGAAAGGGGAGAAGTAACGATGGATAAAACGGAAATTTACAAGAGCATCGCCCTGAGCGTTACGCGCTTTCTGCTGGGTGGCATTACCGCGTACTTGGTGCAGAAGGGTGTCGTTTCACAGGATCAGACCGATTTCCTAGTCGCTGAAGCTGCGGCGGCTGTTTTCTTTGTCGGTTCGCTGGTCTGGATTTGGATTAAGGCGCACGCGCAGGCGCAATTGCAGGACAAGTTGATCAGCGTGGCGTTGCAAAGCAATCCAGCGGACGGCGTTACGGCTGAGCATGTGAAGGCAATCGTTACTGGCAAACTGTAAGGAGGTGATCCGTGATCTGTACCCTGAGAAAAGGATTTGCGCTGGTATTGATTACCGCGCTCGCATTGAACCTTGTGGCCTGTGATTGGAAGAAGGCAGAACGCCCGCTGACGGCGGCTGGCTACAATTTCCAGATCGGCATTCTGGCTGCGTCGCGCGTCGTGGTGGCGGTGAATACCTACGCGCCTAACACGCTGAGCAACCCGACCAAAGAAGAAGTTTTAAAGGCGCTGAAATCCACATCCGACATCGGCCAGGACTTCTCCCGCCAGATTGATGCCACCGTTGAAATCAACCCACAAAGCAAAGCGCAATTGCTCGCGGAAGCTGACCGTTACCTCGGCCAAATTGACGCCACAATTGCGAAGCTGCACCCGGAAGAAACGCGCGTCCGTGGCTGGTTGCTGATTATCCGCTCTACCGCTTCAGCTTTCCGGTTGGCAATTGCAACGGCAGAGGAAAGCACTACACCCAAGCAACTCAAAGCAAAACTGAACGAAGCGGGCGAAAAGGCGAGCCGTGCGGCGGCGTATCGTAGCGCACAGGATACGGCCAACCTGATCACGGCGATGGGAAACATCGCCAGCGACTTCACGGCGGACATTGCTGCACAGAAAGGCGCAGATGCGCTTTTGCTGCGGGAAATGCGCGACAAGAAATACAACGCGGTGCAGGAATACATCAGCACGCAATTACAGAACGTGGTTGAGCTTCGGCTAAAACAACTGCGCTAAGTTCTCGGAATGGTCGCTGGCGGGCGCGGGGCAGGTTGTCTATTGCACGCGCCGGGCGGCCTGCAATCTCTTGCCCGCTCTCTTAATGGCTCGGTGTTGGATTCGGACGTTTTACCAAAAACTCCGGGGTGAACGCTGGGGAGCGGGCAAGGGGCAAGGTTTTGACAGGTGCCACAAACGAACGGATGGGGATAGGTGAGAGCAAGGAAAGTAAGACAAACACAGGCGCTTGTGCTGTCTTTCGGCCTGCTGTGGCTGCTGGGCTTCGGTGGCACCGTGATTGCGCAATATAGGCAATCTGTGCGCGCGTCAGAAGCAGCCGGACGCATCACAATGGTGGAGCAGGAGGCGAAAGACCCGCGCGAAGCATTGCAGCAGCAGCGGGAGGCTGATCAGCGCGCGGTGGCACTGCTGGAAAATCGAATGATCCGCCTAGAGACGCAAATTAGCTTTTTGAATAACTTGCTGATCGTGATCGCGGGCGCATTCGTGGTGCAATTTGCCCAAGGCATCTGGGGGGCAATCCTGCGCGCGAAACCACGCCGACGCGGTGACACGGACGATCCCCAAGCATAGAGCTTTGCCGCATGGGGCTGCGGCAAAATACCGGAAGGCGTCGCTGTAATTGGCACGGGGGCTGACGCACGGCGCTTTCCGGTTTAAGGATTTTATGGACAAGAACCCGACTGATGATTTTAACCTTGGCGGCCCATCAACGGACATCGTTGATATTTTCGTGATGTTCTTGTTAGGGCGCGACGCGTGGGAGAAAGCCTTACGCGGTGATGAGAGCGTCCGTCGAGACGTGGCAGGAGCTTACGCGCTGGCAAACCTGATGGCAGAGGAACGGACGAAATACATTCGCGTGGCTGAGCTCGCGCAAGCGCGGGTGAAGTAATCGCAAGCTTCCACGAGGGATTAGCACCCAGGTCATCGCGGCCCTTGTGGATCGCGCGGGCAAGCAACACGGGGGACTTGCCCGCGCACAGAAAAATATGATTAGCGAATTTGTTCAACAGGCAGAACGGCGCGCCGCGATTATGGCGGGCCTGCGGGCGTGCGCAGAGGCACCGAACCGCGAGCAAGCGCGCGATGAGGCGTTACAACTAACGGCTGAATTGCTGCTGATCGTTTCCGGGCTGGAAACGCAGCAGGCATTCCTTGAGGCAATGAAGTGATGGAATCCGGGAAAGACGTTTCCGCCCATTGGCGGACATTCGCATATCTGGCAGGCGCGGCCTTGCTGCTAGCACTGGTACTCACGCAAGCGTTCTCTGTGATCGCACAGGATAAGGGCGCGCCGGTCACGGCTACGCCACAACCGCAGCCCGTTTACTTGACCAAGGAACAAGCGAACGACTGGCAAATGATCAACCTGCGGCTGGATGCGCTGAGCGCTGAATTGCGCGCCTTGCAGGGGCAGCGTGATTCGCTGATGCTGCTCGCCTTTCTGCGCGGCGGTGCGACGGAAGTCACGCACGAATTGAAACTGGTGCCCACACAGGACGGACGGCTGTACTTCCCGCCGGTGGTGAAGCCTGCGCCGGACGCAAAGAAACAATGACCGGCATTACGCTCACAGTCCGCGAAATCATCACGGTGGCATCGCCTGCCGACGGTTCCGAATGGCTGGAAGCGCACCTGACCAGCGAGGGCGAAGTGATCGCCGATTGCCGCCTGCCCGTTGCGCGGCTGCCGTTGGGCGTGCGCGTTGGGGATGCAATCGAACTGCAAGCGCGGTTTAAGGATGAGTAATGGCAAACCGCATCATCTGGCTAACCGTGGAAGATTGGGGCAACCCGCACCAGCCGCTTGCCGTGCTGAGCGCGTGGAACGATGCGGATTTGGCGCGTAACGAGGTCGTCAGGCTGCAATCGCTGCACCGGCCCGCGCACGAACAGTTTCGCACGCCGGAATACCGGGTGGTAAGCCTGGCGCTGAACGTGCCGGGGCGCGAGGTGGTCAATAGGTAGGAGTTGGTATGAACGAAGTTGAGATCACGTTAAAGGATCAAGAGATCACGCTGACACCAGCCGAAGCGAGGCAATTGTTCCTTGTGATGCAAGAGTTGTTCAGCATTGCTGATCGCGCATCCCGCGCGGATTCGGATTGGCAGCCAGACCCGGCTGGCTCAGTTTCTATCGGTGGGCATGATTATCAGTTCGTCAAGATGCGAACTGCTTAGTTATCGGGCGGAAGCGCTTCACGGGCAAGCGGTGGATGGGAGAGGGTGAGTAGTGGCGAAGAAGAAAATCCAAAGCGTCGGCGACCTGAAAGCTGATCCGGCTAATGTGAACAAGGGCACGGAGCGCGGGCGGCAAGTCATTGATTGGTCGCTGACCGAGCTAGGCGCGGGGCGAAGCATTCTGGCGGATAGCGAGGGGGTCGTGATTGCTGGCAACAAGACGCTGGAGGTTGCAATCAACCACCAGTTACCCGTGCGCGTGATTGAAACCGATGGCAGCGAATTGGTTGTCGTCCAACGCACGGACTTACGGTTGCTTGGCCAGGGAGCCGAGCGCGACAAGGCCCGGCAATTGGCTATTGCGGACAATCGCGCGTCGGAAGTCGGTTATTCGCCGGACGTGGAAATACTGCTTGAACACACGCAGAGTGGGATTGACGTAAGTTCGCTGTATAAGCGAGATGAGATTGAGGCATTACTGGCGAGCTTGGCGCGGGTAGAAGATATTAAACCTGGAAATGGTGGAGACGATTTTGATGTAACACCCGAAGAATTGCAAGCGCGAGTGCAGTACGGGGACTTGTGGGAATGCGGCGAACATCGAGTGCTGTGTGGCGATAGCACGAAGGCTGAAGACGTGGCGCGGGTGATGGCAAATGGAAAAGCTACGATGTGTTTTACTGATCCACCGTGGAACGTAGCAATCGGTAAAGACTCAAATCCAAGGCACAGGCAAAGACAGGGCTTGGAAAATGACGATCTTTCCCCTGAAGACTTTCGAGCGTTTCTTCAAGGTTTTATGCGGCCACTCGCTCAATATCTTACGGGCGATCTTTACTGCGTCTTAGGTGCATCTGAATGGCCAACGCTTGACAGTTGTCTTCGCGCTGAAGGCTTCCATTGGTCGGCTACCGTGATCTGGGTGAAAGATCAGTTTGTTCTTGGACGCAGTAAGTACCACCGGCGCTATGAGCCTATCTGGTACGGATGGCACGCAAAAAGTAAAAGCTCGTTTTCAGACTCCGCAGGTAGAGACAAAGATGATGTGTGGGAGATTCCTCGCCCAAGAGTTTCAGAAGAGCACCCAACCATGAAGCCCGTTGAACTTGTTGAACGGGCAGTTCGTTACAGCTCAGAACTAGGCGACACAGTATTTGAACCCTTCGGCGGCTCCGGCACGACCCTTATTGCCTGCGAGCGCACGAACCGCAAAGCCCGCGTTGTCGAGGTAGAGCCGAAATACGTGAATGTGATCATCTCTCGCTGGGAGGCTGAGACTGGTAAGACCGCCAAGTTGCTAGAGCGATTAAACGGCTAAGCCTGTAAAACTAACGCTTGAAAAGGGAACATCTGGCGTATCGGTGCGACGCTTTTCTTGATAAGTCATTCACCATGAAGTGTAAAGGGAGAAACAACCGAGGCGAACCTTGCGGCAAGAGCGCGATGAATGGGCGCGAATATTGCCGGACGCACGGCGGCACGCGCCCGATTGGCCCGGCGCATCACGCGTACCAACACGGACGCCGCAGTAAGTATATTCCCGCTCGACTCGCTGAAAAATACCGCGAAAGTCTGGAAGACCCGCAGTTGATGGAGTTTCGCGCCGACGCTGCGTTGCTGCAAGCACGCCTTCACGAATTGCTGGAAACCGGCGAATCGTTGCCGCTCTGGGATCAGGCGCAAGACGCATTCAAGGATTACCGCAAGGCGGCACAACGCGCACAGCAAGCACCAGCGGGGAGCGATGAGCGGGCCGAGGCGGCGGCGCAAATGACGGAAGCCTTAAACCGGCTGGAATCGTTGATCAATCGCGGTATGGCAGATTCGCTCCGTTGGCAGGAGGTTTACCGCGTCACCGAGCAGGTTGGTAGAACAAAGGAGCGTGAGCATCGGCGGCTGGTGCAGTCTGAAATGGTGTACACGGCTGAGCAATTGTTGGCGATGGTGGGCAAGATCGTTGATGCAGCAAACTCTACAATTAGGGACACAGAAGACCTCCGCGCGTTCCAAGCGGCTCTCAATCAATTCGGCCTTATCGCTGATCGCGCAGGGACTGCACACTGACGCGAATCGTTCTTTGACGTTGCGGGACGCGCAACCCTCCGCACCTATCTTTCGCGGTGCAAACCTTGCGATCCAGTCGTATGTGGGCGAACCGGGCGCAGCAAAGACGGCAGAGTTTATGCTGTCCGGCCCGGCGGAGACAGGGAAAACCTGGGCTACGGTTTGGCGTCTGGATTCCCTGTTGCGCGAGACGCCGGGCGCGCAAGCGATTCTGGCGCGCAAGCTTCAGGTGGCGATCTGGGGGACGGTGCTGGTCACATACCGTCGCATTCAGGATTTACGCGAAGCGATGGGAGACGCACCGGCGCAGCCATACGGCGGACAGAAGCCGGAGTGGTATCAGTACCCGAACGGATCGCGGTTGTGGATTGGCGGGATGGATAACCCGCAAAAGATTCTGTCCGGTGAACGCGATTTTATTTACCTGAACCAGGCCGAAGAACTGAGCCTGTCGGATTGGGAGACGCTGCTGACGCGGTGTACGGGGCGCGGTGCGGTAACGAAAACGCCCTTGATTTTTGGCGATTGCAACCCCGGCGCGGAGGATCACTGGATCATTAAGCGCCCGGAATTGCGGCTCTTTGAGACGACGCACAAAGACAACCCCTCGCTGTGGGATGAGGTTGCGCAAGTGTGGACGCCACAAGGCGAACGCACGATGGCAACGCTCAACAGTTTGACAGGCATTCGGCGGGCGCGGCTGCGTGACGGGAAATGGGTTGGCGCGGAAGGCTTATATTTTGAATCGTGGGACGAGAGCTTGCATACGTGCGAACCGTTTGACGTGCCGGGAGATTGGCCTATCTGGGGGGCGCTGGACTACGGCTTTGCGCACCCCACCGCATTTGGGTTGTTTACGCGCGACAATGACGGCGTGATTTATATGCTGGCAGAGCACGTACAGCACAAATGGCTAGTGCCGCAGCATTGCCGGGCGATCCGGCGCTTGGCAGAGCGATGCAAGATTCCCTTTCATCGCATCCGCCAAATCGTTGCCGGGCACGATTGTTTCCAGCAGCGGGGGGATGCGACGGCCCGCACGATTGCGCAGCAGTACAAAGACGCGGTTGATCCTGAGACGGGTGCGGGCATAGGGATCACGCTGGAAAAGGCGAACATTGACCGCATCACAGGGGCAAAGGAAATCGCGGAACGATTGGGCAATCAAGAGTTGGGCATTGCGCCACGGCTCAAGCTGGTACGGGAGCGATGCCCGCGCACGATCTCAACGCTCACGCGTATGGTTTGTGACCCGCGCGATCCTGAAGACGTGCTCAAAGTGGACGCGGATATGAATGGCGAAGGCGGCGATGACGCGTATGACTGCTTGCGGTATGGCGTGATGCAAAAGCATTTTCCGCAATACCGGGCGCGCGAGTTTCGGATTTAGGACGGGACGGGAGATGGACGGGATGGCAGACACACCAGATTACCAGAGCGCGGATTACGGCGGGCGGTTGCGCACGATGTGGCAATTCGTGGATACGCTTTTGGGCGGATCATTTGCAATGCAGGAAGCAAAGACCGATATGCTGCCGCAATTCCCGGCAGAGTCGGACGCCGCCTATATTGACCGGCTGGAGCAAAGCACATTTGATGGTGATTACGCCGCAACGCTGGACGCGATTGTAGGCGCGGTGCTGCGTAAGCCGGTGAAGCTATCGCAAACCGTTCCGGCGCAGATCGTGACCGACGCGGAGGACATAGACCTTGCCGGAACACACATGGACGTGTTCAATCATCGGTTGCTGCGCAAAGGCATCCATTACGGCGCGGCCTATGTGTTGGTGGATATGCCGAGCGTGCCGGTTGCGCAACGTGGCACGCTGGACGCTGCCCAATCCAAACAGCTAAACCTGCGCCCCTATTGGACGCTGTACGCCGGGCCGCAGGTTCACACGCGCCCGCGCTACGTGTTCATCAATGGCAAGGCGACGCTTCAGCAGATCGTCTTCCGCGAAGTGGATAGCGTACCGGAGGGGGCGTTTGGCGAGGTGGAAGTTGTCCGCTATCGCGTCTGGCGCTTGCCCGTGGAGGCGATCTCTAACCGGCAATACGTTGTAACCGGGCCGGTAGAGTGGGAGCTATGGGAAGAACAAGACGGGGACGCGGATTTCACCGGCAAGAAGACCACCAAGACTGTGCTGGTAGACAATGGCCAGCTTGACCCGCGCAAGTTCTCCCGCATTCCGGTTGCGCCTTTTATTGCCAATCCCGATCCTGACGACGAGCGCCAGAACGGCGGGCCGACCCTCTACGATTTGGGGCGTCTGTGCGTGAAGGACTACGTGCAGCAATCCGACCACGAGAGCAACCTTCACATCTGCTCATCCCCGATCCCGTTCACAGTAAACCTAAAGCCAGCCGAGGAAGATTCCGCGCAGCAAGCCTGGGGCAAGACAACGATTTTGGATTGTGAGGCTGGCGGGATGGTGGCCTATGCAGAGCCAGCGGGGACAGGGCTACAGGCGATGGAGCGGCAGCTTACGAAGAACAAGGAGCAGATTCGCCGGATGGGGTTTGAGTCGCTTTTATTGGAAGGCTCAGCCGTCGCTACGACCGCGACGGAGCAGTTATTGCGAGCAGGCAAGCGCGCGTCGCGCCTTTCGCAGATCACGCAAGCCCTGAAGGATTGCCTGGAACTCGCCTTGCAGTTTTCCGCGCTCTGGTACGGCTTGGGTGACGATGCGGGCGGTGAAGTTGAGATGGGGATTACAGGCGAAGAACTAATTCTCAGCCCGGCAGACTTGGCCACGCTGCGTCAGCAGGCGGTAGACAAGATGCTCTCTATTCGCACCTTGCTTTCCGTCGAGAAGCGCGGCGGCTTGCTGGCGGACACGCTGGACGAGGAAGACGAACTGACCCGGATTGAGGAAGAACAGCGGCGGTTAGCCCCTCCGCCTGTGGTTCCGGCGCAAACTCCGCCAGTCCGCGAAATGCAAGCCCGCCAATGATGACAAGCAGTTCATCGTGGCTCATTTCTTTGACGGGGAAGCCATTAAAGGAGAGGTCAAGGGCGAACGCTTTCCAGGCTTCCGGCTGAATTTTGCGCCCCTTATACGCGTTGAGAAATTGTTTTCGCATGATGGAAGTATACCAAAGCCTTTCTTTGTTTGTGTGTCGAAATTGCGGCGCAGAGCTAGGCCGGACGGACGGGGTACGATTGCTGATCGCCTGCACGATTGGCGAGCAATCGGTAGCAATTGAGTTCCGCGACCGCACGCGGCCCTATTGCCCGCTGTGCCATCGCCTGACGGTCTGGTATCCGGCAAAAGAGGGAAAAGTTACAGCCCCGGTGCCGGTCGTAGAAATTGTGCTTGCAAATTGTGCGGTTATGGTATAATCCGCGCGAGTGATTCTGATGTTCATTTTCAAGTGCGGCGTCCTTTCGGGGTGAGCTACAAAGCCGGGATAGATACATCCGGCACGCCGCACGCGTCAGGTTCTTTTGTTGAAAAAGTAGGCTGCCTATTGTAGGCAAACCCACGAGTTGAGCGCCGTGATTCCTTCGGGAGTCGCGGCGCTTTTTTTATTCCCCAGTAAGGCTGGGCATTCCGAAGCGAGGCAGAGGAAATGGCGATTCCGTTACAGGTGGCGTCCCTTGATGAGGTCGGGGATGAGTTCAAAGGTGTTTACGCTGAAACCGAGGCAGGTTTCGTGCTTGATCCCGAACGCTACGCGGAAGCGAAAGCGGCGGGCTTGAAAAAGAAGAATCAAGAGCTTCTGGGCAAATTACAAACTGCGCAGAACGCGGCCAAGAGATTTGAAGGCGTTGAGGATGACGTTTGGAGCGCATTCCAGGAGTGGCAATCCAAGCAAGCAGAAGGCGAAGGCGAGGCGACAACCACGCCGAGCGGCACGCAAGGCCAGAGCGCAGATGGCAAGAGCGTGAACGTGGAGGAACTGCAAGCCAAATGGCGGCAGAGCCACGACCGCGAATTAAAGAAGTTGAAGGACGCACACGCCGCCGCGTTGAAAGAGCGCGAAGCGGAGCTTGCCAGAGTGCAAGCCGATCATCAGGCGTTCGTGAAGCGCACGACGCTGACCGGGCTGGCGCTTTCCAATGGCGTGAAGAAAGAGCGCCTGGGAACGTGGCTGAAAGAGGCAGATGAGTTCTTCCAATGGAACGAGGACGGCAAGACGCTGGTTCCGATGGACGAAGACGGGATGCCCAGCGACCTGAAGCCGGAACGGTTTGTAAATGAGTTTCTGCGCAGCAAATTTGATTTTTTATACGACGCGCCAGAACAGCACGGCGGTAGTGGTTCCACGACCGGCACGCGCACAGCGGGCGGTGGTGGCAACTTCAAGCGCAGCAAGATGACGCACGAAGAAAAGGCAGAATACATACGGCGGCACGGGGCCGACGCGTACAACAAGCTGCCAATGTAGAGGGATGGGCAGGAACACGCTTCCTGTCTGGTGATAACGGATAGGGAGAAGGACACATGGCAACTTCATTGACGAGTGATTTCAAGGTCTATAACGAGCAGGTAGCAACCGCTCTGACAGAGACTTTGACCCAGAGCACGGAAGCCATCACGAACGGCGCGAACGGCGCAATTCTGATGACTTCCAACACCACGAAGGGCGATTACGTTTACCGCTCGTTCTTCACGCAAGCTACGGCGGTGGGACGGCAAGACCTGACCTCGGTTTCGGCTGCTACAGCGGTCAAACTGGCGCAGGCTGAAAACGTGGACGTGAAAGTTCATCGCCGGTTCCAATACGACGCCACCAAGAAGGCGTTCAAGATGTCGGGGCTGAATCCTGACGTGTTCAACATCGTTGCCGGTGAACAGATCGGCAAGGAAATGGTCACGGGGATGTTGAACGACGGCTTGTTGGCCGCGCGCGTTGCGATCAACAACGTTGCCGCGCTGACCAATGACGTGACAGCGGGATCACCTGCCACCGCGACGATGACCAATCTGCTGGGCACCATGCGCAAGTTTGGTGATGCCAGCAGCCGCATCGTGGCCTGGGTGATGCACTCGACGCAGTATTTCGATTTGGCAATCAACGAAGTTGCCAATCAGGTTGCGCCGATCTACGAGGGACTCTTGCAGCGCGTGGACGTGCCGGGCTTGGGCCGTCCCATTCTGGTGACGGACTCTGCCAGCTTGATCAACACCACGCCGAACCCGGATCAGTATTTCGTGTTGGGCCTGACGGCGGGCGCGATTCGCTTGCTCGAATCCGAGCCGACCGACCTGCTGATTGACGACGTTTCGGGCTTGGAACAGTTGGTGCGCCGGTATCAGGGTGAATACGCTTTCAATATCGGCGTGAAGGGCTTTGCCTGGGACGTGGCCAACGGTGGCGCGAATCCGACATCGGGCACGCTCGGTACGGGCTCCAACTGGGACAAATGCGTGACGGACAACAAAGACACCGCTGGCGTCGTGTTGCAGTGCATCGCGGCTTAATCACTTCGCGTAATGGGGCAGGCGTAATACCTGCCCTTGCGCTTTACGAAACGAAAGGAGCGATATGCCCGCGAAATTTGGTGAGACGGTTATCCAGGCCAACCCGGCAACGATTGCGACCACCGGAAACACGGATATTTACGTGATCGCGCCGAAGAACGCCGAACTGACAGAGGCGTTGTTCTCCGGGACAACGGCCTTGGCTGCCAACGGTTCCAACTACGTGACGTTTTCGATTACCAACCTGGGTCAGGCTGGCGCTGGCTCTGCCGCGTTGCTGGCTGCGACCGATGCTAACACCACGAAAACCACGACCGGCACCGCGCTTGCGGCGCACACAAAGCGCACACTGACGCTGAGCACCACGCTTTCCGATTTGAAGGTGGTGGCGGGGGATCGGTTGCGCGTGCGCGTCGCCGCGACGGGAACGTTGGCCAACACTGTAGCCGAGCCGGTGTTTACACTGCGCTTTGCTTGGAGACTGTAACGATGAAAATCATTGTCTACGGATCAGAATCGAAAAACCGCGAAGGGCTTTCCTTGCGCGATGAATTGCGCGCCAAGGGTGAAAGCGCTGTGTATCGCAATGCGGATTCCTGGGATGGTGTGACAGAGCCTTGTGACAAGGTTGTGGTCTACCCCGGCCCGAATGAAGCGAGCATCAGCCAGGCGTACACCGCGCAAGGCGTCGTTGTGGAAGTCTTTGCACCCGCGCCGAAAGCTGCTCCGGCGAAACCGGCGGCAAAAGGGAAAGCTGACGAATAATGGCGGCAACCTTAATCACAACAATTAGCGGCGCTTCGTCCAATAGCTACGTTTCCGTCGAGAACGCGGATGCGTACTTTGCGACCACGCCGCGCGCTTCACGGTGGGAAGCTGTGTCAACCGATGACAAGGCGAATTTTCTGCTGGAGGCAATGTTGTGGATTGAGAACCAGAACTACATCGGGAGCCGGGCCAACTCCGGGCAAGCCTTGGAATGGCCCCGCCTCGGTGGCGTTCGCCGTCGGTTGGTGAATACCACGATTACAACGGGACTGGTGGACTTGCGCGGGCGTCTTTGGACGGCTGACGCGATCCCGCAGCCCGTAAAAGATGCCCAGTGTGAGATGGCCTTGGCGCTGGCGACAAATCCGGCGTGGACGGATGAAGCCTATCTTTCCCGCACGGTCAGCGCGGGCGGGACAGAGCTTCAGGTTGCCACCGGGCGCGATTTGGGCGCACTCGGCAAAATGGCGCGGATGAAGCTATCCGGGCTGTTATTGGCAAGCAGAACGCTGGTGAAATGCTGACGAACCTTGCGCAAATCCAGGCCGACGCGATTGAACTGGCGCGCATTGAATGCCACGTGGCGACGGGCGAACCGGATGCGATTGACCTGCTGCGACGCGATGTGAGCACGTTGGCGGCAGTGCCATACAAGAGCATCAAGCGGCGCTGGACATATAACACGCTGGATTTTCAGGGGCGGCAATTGCCCACCGATGTGCAGTTTGCACTGAGCGTGAGCGAGCTAGAGCTAACCGCCGCCGATGTTGCGCGCGGGATTGGCTGGCAGCACGGAACAAAGCTTTTTCAAGTGGCGGGCGCTCCGATCCCGCCGAACAGCACGGTGCGATATTGGCGGTTTTACTTGGTGCAGGTGGAGACGATTTAGGTGTTTTCGGTTGAGATCAATGATGCTGTGTTTCGCGTGACGGTTGAGCGCACCGTAAGCCGTGTCATCAAAGATGCGGTGTACGAGCTTCGCCGCTCATTCGCGGAGCAGTTTGGACGCATCAAGACCGGTCGCACGTATCGCCGCCCGAAGCCATTGGGCGGCACTTATCGCGCCTCTGCGCCGGGCGAAGCACCCGCAATCCGTACCGGCAACCTTCTCCGCTCCATCACGGAGCAATTCCCCGATGCGCTAACCGGCGTGCTGACCATCGCTGCGCCCTATGCGGAATACCTGGAAAAAGGGACTTCTCGGATGGCGGCGCGTCCGTTTGTCGGCCCGGCAATTCAAGACGTGGTAGAGAAATTTCGTGATACGTCTGCGCGTATCGGCGATAGCGCGGGGTTGATTTAATGGCCACAGAGCAAGCCATCCGCTACGGCATCGCACAGGCAATCCGGGACGCTGCACCGGGCGCAATCGTCGTGCCGCGCAACATCTTAAACATTCAGGATGGTGGCTGGCTGGGGATTCTGCAAAGCGATGAACCGACGCCCCGCGTTCACGGTTGGATGGTCGCGCTGGCGGGCCAATCGGTTACAGAAGCGGAAAGCTACGGCGCGGAGTATGAGCTTCGCTATCACGTGTGGCAGTTCTTTCAATACAAGACCGGGGCCGAAGGCCAGAACTCGGAAGACGAGATGAGCACGGAGCGCGAAGCAGTGATTCAGGCGTTCTCCAATCCGCGCGCGCTGACCGGAACGACGCCGGACGGAACGGCGCTGAGTGAGTTGTTGGCGTGGGTGCAACCGCTGGACTTTTACCAGATCGCGCTGAGCGTGGACATTGCGCCGGTCGCGGTACACGTTGCCAAAGGGACGGCCAAGATTCGCTGGGAGACGACGTGCTAGATGCGACCCGCAACGAAGAAATTACTGGAAACCTTAATCGCATCCCTCAAGGGGATTGTGAAAGCGCTGGAAATTTGGCTGAAGGAAACCGCAGCCGACGATAGCGCCAACCATTGACAACCAAATAGGCAAGCGGACGGCGAAGGAAGCCTTGCAGTGACCAGACCGGCCAACGCTCGACAGCGCATAGCAAGCCTGCACCACCAGAGGGTATTGCTATGGCTTATTTGCAAAGAGCGTCGGAACTTTATATCTCGAAAAACCCGGAGAGCACGTTTAACACGCCGGTCACAACGGGCGCGAACTTCCTCAAGGCGACCAATCCGAACACGATTGCGCTCTATCCTGAATTGGAAAAGCGCACAGACCTAGGACGGGCCGGGTCTGAATTTGCCTCTACGCAGTGCAACACGTACTGGCTGCCGCCGGGAATCAGCATTGCCGATGAAGCCAATTTTGATTTGTACAGTCGCCTGTCTCTGCGCGGCGTTGGTGGCACGGTGACAGATACGACGGTCGTTTCATCTGCCGCGTACAAGCACAGCGCGCCAATGCTGGCGTCATCGTCGGGCTTGCAATTGCCGGGCAGCACGGTAGTCACAACCATTAGCGGTTCCGGCGCGACCTGGCTGTATGCCGGATGCGTGGTGGATCGGATGCGGATGTCGCAAGACGGCACCAACCCGGTTCAGATCGGATTTGAACTGCTGGGCACGGGCAAGCATCGCACGCCGCACGCGGTTACATCGCTGCCGTCTACGCCGTCGTTTTCGTGCCTGAGTCCGTACGCGTTCGTGAGCTTTAACAACGGATCCGCGCAGGATTTGGCCACAAACTGTCAGGTGCGGAGTTGGTCTATTGAACTGGCGAACAACCACAACCCGACGGATGACCGCTGCATCGGCGACACACAGCAGATTCGCGGCGATTACACCACGACGAGCGGCACGAGCGCATCGCCCTATGTGGCATCGCTGAACCACGGCGACCGCACAGTGACGGCAGAGGTCACAGTCTTACTGGATAGCTCGCTAACGTGGTGGCAAAACATGGCCGATAACACCGCCTTGACGAACATTACCTTTGGCGTGCGTGGCGCGGTGCTGGATGCGGCTGGCCCGACATATGAATACCTGAAGTGGATTATCCCGAATGGGTACATTTCGCGGGTGCAGCAAGTGGATAGCAACGGCAAGGCGGCGGTCAATCTGCAATTCCAGGCGACCACGAGCAGCACGAGCATTTTGACTGTGGAGGTCGTCAATTCAACCGCGAGCAGCTTTAGTTAGACAATATGGCAAAACGAGACACACAACCCGATCAGGACGCCCCCACGGCAAAGCTATTGCCGGATGAGCCACCGCTTGACCCGAAGGCGGGCTTGACTGCTGAGCAATTACAGGCGTTGGAAATGCAGGAGCGCTGGGAATCCCTGGCAATCCTGTGGAATTGCACCGTCGAGGAGGCGCAGGCCCGCGACGAAGCTGCTGCCCGCTTGCACGTATCGGAGCGCAAATGCTGCGGCCAATAATCACCCGCGCGAAAACGTTCTACCGTGCCGTGAGTTCCTTCTTGCGGCACGGGGACGCATCGCTTGGGGAATACCTGCACCGGCAAGCGACCTGCACCGGCAGCGGACAGGCGGCGCGACGGTGCGAGCGAATGGCCGCTACAGAAACAGGCTTGTTTTGTAATGCGTGTGGTTGCCCGCGCTGGGGCGTGAGTGATCTACGCACGAAATGGCGGATGCCGAACGCGGCGTGTCCGCTGGGGAAATGGTAATGAATGCGACGATTCCAGGCATTACAAGCGAAGTGCAGCGCGTCGCTTCATCTGGGGGCACTCTCACGCTGACAGCCGGTCAATACGCAGTGCGCGCTACCGTAAGAGCTAGCTCCTGCTTCGCACTGGTAGGTGAGGGGGCAGGTACGACGCAGGTAGTCATGCATCACGATGGCTTAGCCTTTCAGCTTGAACCAGTGAGCGCGGTGCTTGAACTCCGAGACCTTGACATAGATTGGAACTCGCCAAGCCGCTGATAGCGTGATCTTTCAGCATCGGCACCGCTTACCGCTGCCTGTACAGCAGCGGGACAGGCGCGCATCCTGACGCGCGGCGGGCCGATGAATACATCAGGAAGCCTTGACAGGAGAAGGATATGACAGAAGCAGTACAGACCGCCGTAGACACCCAGCCCAAGCGCTACCCGCTGACACAGACGGAATTTGAAGTGCAGATCAGCGTCGGTGGCAAAACCCTCTCTCATAAATTGCGCCGCCCAACATTGGCCGAACTGGTCACACGGGAAAGCGAAAGCGTCACCGAAGTGGAAGAAGTTTCACCCGGTGAAGATGCCTTTCACGTTGAAGATAAGGCCGCGACGGCGCGCCTGTGGGACAAGATCAGATTGCAGGTGAAGGGCTATCGCACGGGGGACGCCAAGCCGGATGAGTGGATTGACGTGACGCCGGAGCTTGCCGCCAAGCTGCCTGCGGATCATAAGGTTGCCGCCGTGCGTGCGCTCTATCTGTTCCGCGTGGAAATGGTAGAGGACGAAGGCGACGGCTTTGATTTGGATGGGCAGGAATACGACATCCGGCAATTGATTGGCGGGGATGAGGACGCGCCGGAATACGCAATCGTTCACCGATTGCGGCAGCCGACCGAGCAACAGCGCCGGGATTATGAGCGGCGCGCATCTGCGACCACGTTTAGCACCGGCAGTAAAAAGCGCAAGATGAAATTCCGCGCCAACCTGAAAGCAGACGTGGAATTGTACGACGCGCTGTTTGTGAGCTTGACGGGCGCGACCCCGCCAGACAAAGGCGCGGTTGACCCGATCGTGAAGCGCCAGGTTGTGCAATGCCTGCTGGGAAAAATCAGCGCGTCCGTCTTGGACTGACGCGGCGGCTAACGGAGTTCCTCGCAAACGACGTTTACCAGCGCCGCCAATTGAAGGATGCGTGCCCAGGGCAAGGCCCATGCGAGGAAAACGGGCGGATTGCACTATGGCGCGCCGAAGACAGCGAGCTTCCCGTTCTTGATCTTTGCAATGTGAAGGGCTGCGAACTTTTGCCCACAAAGCCGGGCACGGAACCGCCCGAATTGCTGGCCGTAATCACGCGAGCCTACGACTTAGCGGGCTTGCACGCGGCGGGCGCGACGTTCTCTTACCCGGACGCGCTACCCGTCGCGGATTGGGCCTGCCTCCGGGCGTACCAAGCGGCGCTCAACCGTGCGGATGCGCGCGAAGAACAGACGAAGGCGCAGCAACACGGGGTCGAGCAATCAGCTGCGCGATTAGATGCGATCCGGCGCGGGCGTTAGTACACGAAGGCGGCTTCGTCTTGTGAGAGTTGCACCTTGTTTTCGCCCGGTTTGACGCTGAGCTTGTGATTCCAGATCACGTACCCGCGCGCGGTGCGTGTGACGGCGAACAGGTAGACGACTTTCGCCTCCGTGGTGAAGGTCGCTTTGCCGTCAAAGCCGGTCTTCTGGGCTTGCAGAACGTGCGGTTGTAAGGCTTTCGCCGCTTCCGGCAAGTATGCGGTGTAGCTTTCGGGCCGTAGCAGCGCCTTGCCGTAGGTAATGACCTGCTGAAGCTGTGCGTCTTGCGTGATCAGGTTGAGCGGGTACGGCATCGGGCATTTTGCCTCGTTGAGGATTTTGCCCAGGTCGTCGTCGAGCAGCAGAAATTCGGTGCGCGCGACAGGTTTTACATCACCGTTTTGATAGACCAGCGCGGCTTCAAGGTGAATCGTCGCGGGATTGGATTGGGAGAGCGCCAACAGAAGCGCAAACAGGATTGTCATGGATGCCTCCTTGGTTTGGGGGCGGGAATTATCAGGGGAAGGCGGACGGATAGGCAATGGCTGAAGCGATTGTGATCAAAATTGCGCTGGATGCGGGTGACATCACCCGCAAAAAAGGCGAAATCCGGCAAGCCCTGCAATCCGCGCTTTCTTCTGCCGTGCCGGATGCGCAATCACTTGGAAAAAAGATCGGGGATGCCCTCTCAGCGGGCATCACGGAAGGTTTACGCAATGCGCAACGCCTGCGCAGCCAATTAGACAATATTCTTTCGCCAACGGCGCGCCACACAAAGAGCGAGGACGCGGAGCGCAAACACCAACAGCGCCTGGTTGAGATCGAAGCCAAGGCGAATGCGCAGCGCGCCTTGTTGCGCGAACGGGCCGCGATTCAAGCGGAGCGCGATGCCCTGCGGTTTGCACAGGCGCAGGAGCGGGCAATTCGGCGATCCGCGCCACCGGATAGCGTCCTCGGCTTCTTCAAGCGGTACTCATCCACGGTGCGCGAGGCGGGCGAATCCATCCAGCAGGCGGGTTACTTCCTGAGCGGTCTATCCGCAGGCATCATTGGCCTTGGCCGTAGTGCAGTGCAAAGCACAATTCAGATTGATCAACAGGTCAACGTGCTAAAAGCGCTGACCGGCAGCGCGGAGAATGCGGAAAAACGATTTGCCGCCTTGGTGGCCTTGTCGCAGAAGACACCCGGCCTGACGACGAATCTTGCCGCAACGCTGGACGCGCAATTGCGTGTCGCAAACGTTTCCGTAGGGACAATTGACCGCCTATTGCCTGCCATTGGACGGCTAAATGCTGTTGCGCCTCTTGCTGACCCGCAACGGTTCTCACAGAACCTTGTGCAGCTGGTCACGCAAAACTTTGAGCGCACCGACTTAAAAGAGCTTATAGGCCAATCGCCGCTGGCCGGGGAGATCATCAAAAATCTATTCAACGTGGACAGCCCGATCAATGGTAAGGCGATCCGTGAAGCGGCGCAGAAGCTAGGATTGACCACGACGGATGCCTTTTTTGCCGCGTTTGCGGCGGCGGCAGAGAACAATCCGAAGCTTGCCAAAATTACAGAATCGCTGGGCACGCAGTTTGAGAAATTGCGTGATCGCGTGCTTGTGTCGCTGCGCCCGCTCGGCCTTGCCATTATTCAAACGCTTGCGCCGCTGGTCGAAAAAGCCATTCCGATTATTGAGCGTCTCTCTAAAGCCTTCGCCGAACTGCCGGATAGCACGCGCCAGATCATCGTGGCGGTTGGTGTTTTGGCTGCCGCGATTGGCCCGCTAGTGATTGCGTTCGGCTCCCTGGTGCAAACCGTGGGGGCGTTCGGCAATCTGCTAACGGTATTCGCCGGAGCGACCGGCGCGGGGGCGTCTGGTGGATTGGCGGGCGTGTTCGGCGGTTTAGCGCCGATCCTCCTTGCTGCAACCGCTGCGTTGTCCGGGTTTGCGGTCGCCTTTGCGACGGACTTTGGGAATATTCGCAGCATTGCCGCCGATGCGTTCAGTTTTCTACGGGAGCAATTCGGCGATGTGGTGACGTTCTGGCGCGAAATCGCCCCGGACATTAACCGCATCTTCGGGCCGGTACTGGATGCGCTGGTGAAATCGCTGGAAGTATGGAGCGATATTTTTGGCAGCATTTGGCGCGGTCAATGGGAAACCTTCAAGGATGTGGTGCGTGAGTCGTTAGACGTGGTGCGTGAATTGGTGCGCGCCGGGTTAAATCTGCTTTCCGGCGATATTCAAGGGTTCAGGGATTCACTTAGTAAGGCGTGGCGCGAAGCGTGGGACGCCGTGATTACCCTGAGCGCGCGCGCCATTGTCAACCTGAGCGACACGATCACGACCGGCTTTCGCAGCCTGCTGAGTAAAACCGGGCTAGCGCGCGAAATCGGGCAAGCGCTCGGTGGCAACCTTGCTAACGGAATCGTCGGCGGGTTGGCTGCCGCGTTTCCGTCCACATCAAGCCTCTTGAGCGGATTGGTCGGCAATGCGCGCAGTTTTCTGGGGTTGAAATCGCAACAGCGACAAGCCGGACGCGACGCCGCGCAGCGGGTACAGGAAGGGCGAAACTTGGATGCGGACATCATCACAGACGCCGATCTGGCTGCCGCATCTGTAAACTTCCGTGACAAGATCGCAGAGGCGCGCAATAAGCCGAAAGCTGCGGGCCTGAAAGCAGAAACGGAGGGCGCAGCATCCAAGGTGCGCGCACTCCGACAAGCGCAATTGCAGTTTGAGAGAGAAGCATTAGAGCAGCAAACACGCCTTGCAATTGATGCCAATAAGCGCGAACTGGATGCGGTGAAGGCGTTTTATGAAGACCGCAAGCTGACGTTGAGCCAGTTCTATGATGAGAAAATTCGCCTTGAGCGCGAGAACACAACGCTGACCATCGGCCTGACGCAGCAGGAAATTGCCGCAACGGAGAAATCCTTGGCGGCAGCGAAAGCGGGCACGCCGGAAAAGATTCGCCTTGAAGAGCAGTTGATCAAATTGCGGGCGGATTTGGCCATCCAGACACGCGAACTAACAGAGGTTGAGATCGCCAATCAGCGCGAGTTTGTAAAGGCCGCAACCGAAGCGCGCAACAAGCTGCTGAAAGAGACACAGGGGCTTGCGCTCCCCGCGACAGATAATATTTCCGAGCAATTGCGCACGGCTGAAAAGCTCACGCCGGAGCAGCTTCGCGCGCGGGAAACCTTGCTCGCGGCGCAACGGGCCTCGCTGGAATACAGCCAGCAGGATGCTAATTTGCGGGTTGAAGAATTGCGCATTCAGAACTTGCTGACGCTGGGCATTCTCAACGAAGCCGAAGCCAAGCAAGCAACGCTGGCGATTCAGCGGCAATACCGCGACGAACTGATCCGCGCACTTGAGGTACAGCAACAGGCTGAGGTTGACCCGCTCAAGATTACCCAATTGCAAGCCCAGATTGAGCAGCTTCGCACGCTGGGCGCAGAACTAACCCCGCTTGAAGGCTTCTTTAAGGGCTTCCGCTCGCAGGCGGAAACGCTGGCAGAATCCTTTGAGCGCATCGGTGCCAGCTTCAAGGATAAAGTTCTTGGCGTGGTGGATAAGGGCATTGATTCGCTTACGAAAAAGCTGGGTTTCTTCAAGGATTTGGTTGGCGATATTTTGAAAAGCCTGGCGCGGCTGGTCATTTCGTCGTTGTTCTCACCGGGAGGCGGCGGGGGGGGCGGCACAGGGGGAGGTGGTGGCGGCGGCGGCTTCTTTAGCCAGATTGCCAATATTTTCAGAGGCGGGCGCGGTGGCGGTGCTGCATCGTCGGCGAATCCGCTTTCCCTAGCGACAGCCGGAATCGGAAACATTCTTTCGCAGGGATTTTCCGCGATCAGCGCGCCGCGCTCAGCGTCCGGCATAGACTTGCCGATTTTGCCCAGTCCTGTGTCTACAACATCACAAGGAATCCAGACCGCCATTTCTCTTTCCGGGGGAGGCTCTAAAGGGTTCTTAGGTCTGCTAGGGCAAAACTTCTCAGGTCTGTTCAAGGGGATCGGTTTCGGATTGCCTAAAGGGAGCGGCGGCGGTGCGCTTGCTGGTGCATTGCCGTTGCTTGGCGCTTCACTTGGCGCGGGATTGGGCACAGATCGTCTTACGTCCGTCTTAGGTGGCATCGCAGGCGGGTTGTTAGGCGTTGGCCTTACGGCTGCTCCTGCAATTATCGGGACGGGGGGAGCGCTGTCATCTCTTGGTTTCCTTGCCCCTCTGTTTAGCAATCCGATCACAGCGATTGCCGCTGCCGCTGCGCTTCCGGCAATCTTCCTGTTAGGCCGCGCACGGCAACGCCGCCGCGATGAAAGATCATCCGGCGATTTCTTGCAGCAAGCCATTGACGGCATCCGTGATCTGCGCAAGCAGGTCGAAACCGACCAGATACAGGTGACAGTCTCCCAGGCGCGGGAGTTATTCAACCGCGACATTCTGGACGTGTTCAAGCAACAAATTGGCACGCTGAAAACAAAATCCGTGCGTGAAAGCCGGTTGAAGAACCAAACGCGCGACTTGCAAGCGCTCTTTGAGAAAGAGGTCATCCCTGAAGTGCAAAAACAAGCCACGCGTGCGAAAACGGCGGCGCGGTTGGTGCCAGAGTTTGCCTTTGGCGGCATCGTACCGGGCACGCCCACGCCGGGCCGTGACACCGTGCTCTCGTGGCTCTCACCGGGCGAAATGGTCTTAACGGTGCGGCATCAACAAGCAATCGCCGCAATGGCGGGGAGTGATGTGTTTGCGCGGGCAGGCGTGCCAGGAGGCGGCGCACCGACGCCGGACGGCGGGCAGGCGTTCGCGCTGGGTGGGTTGGTCACAACCGGACGACGCGCGGCAGAAGGCGCGCCCATCGTGATCAACCTGCAAGGGCCGTTGTGGACGGTGGGCAGCGATACGGCAAGCAAATTGCTGGACGTGGCTGCGTCCACTGATGACGGACGCCGTGTGATTATCCGCGCCAACCAGGAAGCGCGCCGCAATCGTGAGGTGAGCTAATGGCGCGCACATTTCCACGAGGGCTGAGCAACCTACTCGCACGCAATGTTGGCATTGCGACGCATTCCACGTTGGAACTGCGCATCCCCTCAGAGATCACCGCGAACCAAAATTACTACTTCGCTACGGCCAAGCTGGAAATTGATGGGGTGACGTATGACCGGCAATTGCGGGAAACCGGCAATGTGCGCACCAGCCTGACGCGTGCCAGCGACCGCGTGACGGTGGACTTGCAGAACGTGGACACGGTGTTGGGCGTGTCGTTCCTGGAATTGGCAGATGCGCTCTATGGCGCAGAAGCGCGTTTTGGGCGTCTGTGGACGGAGAAAAGCAGCGGTGCGAAGATTCACAAAATCTTGCTGACGGGCGTTGTTGCGGGCGTGCAAATTCTGGAAAACGTTGTGCGCCTGGAACTGGTCAGCGAAGGCTATGCCGGGACAAAGGTGGGTGCATATCACCCTGTCCGGCGGAATTGCGCGTGGCAGGAGTTGGGGCGTTTTCGCGGTAAAGAGTGCGGCCATTCCGGCGCGGAACTGACCTGCAATGGCCTGCTGGATGACAGCGGCGGGTGCCACGGGCGGCACGGTTCACCGTTGAAACGCGCGAGGTTTGGCGGGTTTGTGTACATCGAATCAGCGGCCTCTGTGGCGGGCGCTGCCGCATTGCCTACGCCGTCAAACAACCAACTCATTAAAACGACCGACGGCACAACAAACACCAGCTATGCGATGCAACCGTTCCTGGCACTGACTGCCGGATCAGTTGCCATTACGAACAATGCGACGGACGAGCAGACAGAGGTGAACATCCTCGGCAATGTCGGCTCCATCAACGCGAAAAGCGCACAGTTTGGCGCGCTCGCCAATGGCAGCGCAAACGATACAACCGCCATTGCGAATGCGCTC